CGTGCCGAAGTCGATGGAGATGTTGCCGTTGGCGGAGGTCTGTTGGCAGTAGGTTGCGGTGTTGGAGTCGCCCACAAAGGCCACCGTACCCCCTGCAGAGGTCGTGTAAGACCCATTTGGGCGCTGCATCGTGCGATACAGAGCGTTGAGAACGTCATTTGCACCCGTTGGAAGGGTGTAGATGTAGTTTTCGGGGGTCAGACCGAAGACTTTCTTCTCAATGGCCCAGTATTGGATGCCAATGTTGATCAGGTTCGTCAAAACGAAGCCAAGAGACTCCCGAGCACTCAAAACTTGCTCAGAAGTCAGTTCTTCGGCCAGTTTTCCGCACCTTCTGGCCCCGTGATCGATCAGAACCTGTACGTTATAGACCTGACCGTAGGTTTCGCTGTAACTCATGTCTCAATCGCCTTTCTTTTTGCCATAGCGATTGCCATAGAAGCCGCCTTTTTGGCCTTTGTCTCAGCAGACTGCTTCTTGCCATACATGGGGTTCTTTTCTCCAAGTTTGGCCGCTCGGATTTTGCTCTTCCCCTCTTCGCTCATCTGCCAAGTCGTGCCAACCAAGGATTTTTTCCTGCCCTCAGCGTACGCCTTCTTCAAAGACTCACTTCTTTTGGCCCTCGTTTCGGCCGATTGCTTGTGACCGCGATGCGCTTCTGACATCCTGGCCCGGACTTCGTCAGAAGGACACAGAGTTCCATCTCCGCCGGATGTCAAGTTGTAGCCATTAGGCGCAAGAGTGTTGTGCTCTGCAATCAGCATCACCTCTATGCTCTTGGCCGACTCTGGATCAAAAGCATCAGCAAAGTGCGTGAACACAAAACTGTCAATTCCGTACTTCTTAATGGCCTCGTGCAAAGCAGGAGCACTACCTTTGGCGTTCCGATGCTTATTCCACCGCTTGGCAAGACTGTTGGTGATGCCCACATACTGCTTACCGTTGACCGAATTGGTCACGATGTAGATTCTGTAGACCTGTCCGTAGGCGTCTGAGTAGGCCATTTGATCTCCTTCAGAAGCCTGAGCACTTCCAACGCTTCATCGAAGCCCTTGCGCGGCTTCCAGGCTCGCTTTTTTCGGCAATCGGACGCATCCGGGCGCAGAAAGAGTCCTTCCGAGCCCCTCCTTGGGGCTGCGGAGCCTTCAAATTGCTGCCCGTCTCGCGGTTGTACTTCTCCCGACCCTTCTGAGTCAGGCCCGCACCCTTAGAAACAGGCAGTTTTTCGCCCCGACCAACGGCCAGAGAGACGTTTCCGCCGTCCTTCTTGCCCTGAGCGCGACGCTGAACATCGTAGGCGATGGCCACGGCCTGCTTCACAGGCTTTCCGGCCTTCACTTCCGTGCGGATGTTCTCCTTGAAAGCCTTCTCGGACTTGCCTTTGATGAGCGGCATGGTCAGGCCACCTGAATCATCGAAGCAATGATGGCCGGAATCGCAGGGTAAACAGGCGAGACACTGGCCGGGAGGTGCTCAATCGACACAGTTGTGGAAGTCGGAAGCCACACAACTTGGACATAGTCCGCAGCGTTGAGATCCAACAGAAAAGTCAGCGCCGCCACGTTGTATCCGAAGATGCTTGCGCTCTTGCGGGCCACGACCGTGTACTGCGTAGCGGAGTTCGCCAGATCAAGGCCGTTGATGCGAAGCCAGACCGTTGCGTCGTGTTGAGCATTGTCCGTGTTCTTGAACTGGATGCTGAACTGCAGGTTGTACTTGCCCGCTGCCGGAACCGTGATCTTGCTGTTGTCCACAAGCGTCACGCCATCGGCTACATCCACGGTGTTGAAAGTAACAACAGTTCCCGAACTGATGCTGCCGGTCTGGTCGGTGCTGTCGCTGAAACCACCATACGCTGCGCCAAAAGCCCGCATGGTGGCCAGAGTTGCCTTGACGTTGGCCCCGCTCTGAACCAAGGGAACCAGTTCTGCGCCTGTCAGCGTCGCGGCTGACGGCATTGCGGAAATCTTTTGGTCGCTCATTAAGATGACTCCAAGATGATCTTGCTGTCGTCCTCTTGCAGGACATAGCCGGGAGAGGTCTCATCAGCGATGTAGAACGTCGTGACTGGCGTTGCGCCGTAAAGGTCAACAACCCCATCATCACCAACATCCTCACCGACACCACCCCCAACGGGGTTGACGGCGTTGACGTTTGCGCCAAAGCCGTCCGTCGTGTTGGCCTGATTGGCGACGCCGCCGTAGCCAACGTGAGGCATCAGATCCCCGCTTGAATGAGTTTCAGAGTGGCGGTTCCGGTTCCAGAGTTCACAAGCACCTTGATGCCGGTGACCGGGAAAGCGTAGTTGCCATCCTGATTGGTGGTCTCGCCCGCAATCGTCGGGTGGGAGAACCAAGTCGTGAACCCAACTGCGGGATCATCGAACGTATGCTGAACGGTGTAGTCCACAGTACCCGTCACGATCACACCAAAACCCACGTTGAACGGGGTGATGTTGGTGTTCATGACCAAGGAACTGCTAGAGCCCGTTCCAGTCTTGGAAACGGTTTGAACCTTCATGGTGACCCTTCAAAGAAAGCGAGGGCCGAAGCCCCCGCTCGTTTTCAGCACTTTACCGATCCGCCCCGCTTCTTGGAAGGGGTGACAGTTACAGACTTCTCAGTCTTGGTCACACTTCCAGAAGGAGCCTCCTTGCCCTTGAAGAGGCCTTTGGCCGCCTCAAACATCCGCTTTGGTGCGCCAAGGATGGCGTCACGCATCGCTTTGTTCTCAGCAGTCTCGGCCTTCTCGTAGTCGCGGAAAGCGCGTTCAGCATCGGCTTGCTTGATCGCAGATTGAGCCTCAGCAGGAATCTTCCCGCCTTCGGCCATCTTGACCTTGCCACCGTGCTTGAACGTCCCCGACTGGAGATTGTTCTTCACAGACTTGGAAACGGGCTTGGCCGGGTACGCGACGGGACGACCAGAGTCGTTAACACTGCCCCCCGCCGCGAAGGCTTTTTTTGCGGAGCCGCCTTTCTTGAAGCCGCCCGCATTGCCCTTCTTCACTTCACCCGTGGTGGTGTTGGTCACCCCAGGCTTGGAAGTCGAGACATTGCCTTCAACGCCGCCACCCTTGGCATAGCAAGCCTTGCCGCCCTTCTTGTAGCCACCGGCATTGCCCATCTTGACCTCGCCGGTCTTCTTGGGAGTGTGGTGTTCACCTTCAGCGGTGACCATCTTGGTCTTGACGTAGCCTTTTGCGCCACGCTCAGACTCGGACACCGGCAGGATGCCACTCTTAGGAACAGCGCCGCCTTCCTTGAAGCCGCCCTGACCCATCACGACGCCGCCGGTCTTCAGACCCTTGTGGGCCTTGGACGCAGGCATAGCAGCGTGCTTTTGCAGAGCGGTGTCGCCACCTTCCTTCATGCCCATCATCGCAGCGCGACGAGCGGCCATCGTAGGCTTCTTGGGGCGCATGGCAGGAGCCATACCACCGCGGGCACCAGGAGTGGGGGCCGCAGCCAGACCACTCATGACGCCGCCGTTCATCATCTTTTTGGGATTCTCAACGGCGCCACCCTTCTTGAGTTTCAACTCAATAGAGGGCTCGGTGGTCATCATTTTGACCATCGGTTTGAACTGGCCCATGATGCCTCCTTAGACCTTCTGGGCGTAGACCACCGTGAGGCGGTACACACCCTGCGTGGTGCTGACAGTGCCGTTCGGGTCCACCGTGAAGGCAACCGTGGTGTTCGCGTTCACATCCGACATTGCGGTCAGTTGAGCCGCAGTGAAGGCCAGAGAAGCGCGACCGCCCGCGATCACATCGGTAGCCGACAGGTACTGAGTACCCGCAGCAGCCGTGCCGATCGTGGCGTTCACCGCCGTTGCCGTGCCGCCACCAACCACAGGAGTCGTAGTGCAATCAATAAAGAAATTGATGATCTGCGAATCTGCGGGGATGGTGATCGTGCTCGTCACAGCAGTGCCCGCCGAGACCGTGGTGGCCGTGGTGGTCTGCGTCAGAACAACGAAACCGCCATCGACGGTGTCGGTCAGGGTGCCGGAGCCAGAACGAAGCGTTGATCCGAAGTACGTTTGTGCCATTGTCTTTCTCCTTTAAGGAGAGGGAGCCGAAGCCCCCTCTGTAGGTTTAGACGCCGGGAGTACCGTACATCGCACGCGGATCGGTGAAGCCCACGTCGTAACGCTCGGTGGCCTTGTACCGCATGGTGTCGGTCTCAAAATCACCTTCCATCGTCTTCTCCAGACGACGGCGCATCAGCAACTTCATGCCTTCCGGTGCATCGGTCTGCACCCACCATGCGGTGGGAGAGGTCAGACGCGACAGAACAGCGGCACCCTCGTCGAGCAAGCCAATCGACTTGACCGGGTTGATGTCGTTGTTCGCGTTACCGGCACGCAGCACGGACTTCAGCAGCACTTCGGCCTGGAAGATGTTGCCAGGAGCCACCACCAGTTGGCGGGGAACCAGACGGATCTTCTTGCCGTTGTTGTCCACAGCCTGACGGATCTGAATCAGCATCTGCTCCAGAGAGGTCTGGGACAGGTTGGCTGCAGTCGTCAGCAGGTTGGAGAACGTGCCGTTGACGATCGGGTGAGAGGCGCTGTTCAGAGCCACGCCGTCGCCGCCTGCGTACTGGCCGCCCGTGAAGGCGTTGTTCAGCACGTTGGCGCACAGGGTTTCCTTGGTTTCCACCAGGGACTGTGCGAGGTGACGGGCATAGACCTGACCGATACGGATATGGTCGCCGTCTTCCACGAGCACCTTGGTCAGGGCGAAGGCGAGGCCATACACCTTGTACACATAACGCTTGAGGAAGAGCACGCCACCCTGCTGATAGGTCACCGGGGTGCCATCAGGCAGTTGGGGCGCTGCGCCAAATCCATAAAGGACCGGCTCTTCGTGATAGTTGCGGGGAATGCCTTCTTGCTCGCGGAAAACACGCGACCATTCGTCGGCACGTTGATCGTACACACCATCGAAGCATTCGTTGAGGATCGGCTCAACGATGGAACGAAAGTCTGTACTACGCATCGGGGCTGCCATGATTCGCCCTCCTTATTAGATAGCGACCGGGGTGTAGTTAGCACCCGAGACGCGAACTTGAGCGAATTGATGCTCGGCAACCGTCACGCGAACGATCGTGAAAGCATCATCCCAGTCATTGCCAGGATAAGGGGCAATGTCGACGATCCGAACCTGACCGACGTTGTTCGCGCCTGCCAGAGTCGAGTTCATCGTGCACTGCGACAGACCAGTGGTGGTCGAGCCTGCAGTGAGGTTGGTGAAGTTGGCTTCGTCGCCGATGGACGACTGAGCAACCGAACCGTCAGCCTGGATTTCATAAACGATGTTGGGATCGTTGTAGAAATAGGCCACGCACGAACCGGTCTGGTATGCCGTCAAGGCAGGCCAGTAGTTCGACACGCGACGACGGCCGGTCGTGTCAGTCCACTCGACGCCATCAAAGGCGCCCACGAAAGCCTCGGTGGAGGTAACTTCTTCAATGGTGCCGCCGGTCACATACTTGACCGGTTGACCCTTGAGGATGTTGTTGGCATAAGCCGAAACGATACCGTTGGCCAGTGCTTGAGCGCGATCCAGACCGGAAGGGTGGAACGCGGGGCGCAGACCGAACGGAGCACTTGTCGCAGACATAGAGAACTCCTTTAGCCCTCGAATACGGGGGCAGTGTTGGTTGGCTGTGAATCAAACGAGCCTAGGCCGTCGCCTTCCAACCGCACAAGGGATTTCCCGTTGCTGTCACGCGCACCCTGCAAGTTCTCCACTTGGACTCGGATCTTGTCCTCTTCCTCGCGGGGCTTGGAGTAGTGCAACTCCGTCATGATCTCTTGGTAGACATCCATGGGGAGTTTGAACAGCAGCATCTCGTTGCACGAGATTTGTCCAACGTGTTCGCCTGCCTTGACTTTGTATTGCTGAAACCCAGGTAACTCTTCGGCCATCACCGGAACGTACCCAAGCCGTATACGCTTATCAATGCTGTCGTATGCGTTGGTGGTTGAAAGCCAACATAGATGCCATCCCGGAATATCCGGGGTCTTAGGCAACGCTGACTGCGTCCACTCATCGCTCCACATCTTGCGACGTTCCTGCGCTGAAATGAACTTTTCCTGCGGAGGCAAACGGCTCGTGTCCTCGCTTGCGCGATCTTGGCGGCCACCTGACTTGAGGGATTTTTTGAGACGAGATTCCATGGCTTAACTCCTGTAGTTCCGGGCTTCTTGGGCATAACGCTTGATCATCTTGGCGCGTTTCTGGGGGTCATCCCAAAAACCCGCGTCCTTCATCGCACGCACCTGTTCGGGCGTGAGAGTGAAGGTGTTCCTACCGCCTGCGGCAGGAGATGATTCGCGTCCAGACCCAGTCACAATATTCCTCGGCCTACTCCGTCGAGATGGAGTCTCGTCTTCCTGTTGATTGTAACGATGTGGGAGATACCGCTGCAAGCGATTATCGAGTTCGTCCCAATACTCTTCCGAGGTCGGGTCCCAACCTTCGGCCGTCAGGGATTCGTCAATCTGCTTGGCGATCTTGCTGTCGGTATCCTTGTTATCGGGTTTGTACCAACGATTCCGTTCCATCCAATCCGCGGCCAGTCGCTGCAGATTGGGGTCGGGAATACTGGCCTGCTGCTTGGGAGTGGCGGCCGTCTCGCGGAACCGCTTGAGGTCTTCCACCTGCTTGCGGGCGTCGTACCACATCTCCTGGGCCTTGGCGAAGGCTTCCCCGTCCTG